TCTATCGTATGAACCTGGTTTGAACATTCTACCACCACCGTATTGATAAATGATACCATCTTGGTAGTTTAGATTCGGGTCCTCACTTCTTTGTTGTACGTAATCTTCTTGGTTACCCGCCATCATAGCAGCAGATGCATAATTTTCTCTGTCAGCAATTCTTCTAATGTTTTGGAAGATATTCAATAATGATGGTTTTGATGTCATCACCAACTCTTCCATGAAACCTGGTTTGTTCTTATACGCCAACATCAATTTGTTTGTCGCCAATCCCAAAGCCATTCTGTTTTTCTGTAAAGACTTATCCTTATCCAAACGGAAGATGAAATTCATAATATCTTGTGGTTCTAAACCATACTTAGCAAAGTCAGCAGAATCCACAGTAGAAATCAATGTGATATCCTCAGAAGGGAAGATATCCTTTGGTGACATAATATCTGATATAGTTGCAACATTTGAACGTGACGGTCTGAATGAAGTTGCCGTATCACCCTCAACACCACTTTGAGAATCATGGTGGTCAGTATGGATAACGAACATCGGTTTACCGTGAGCAAAGTCAACCAACACAGGCATCGTATCACCTGTAGCGTCTTGCTTCTTAACCGCAAACTCCTTATCACCGTATTGAATGATTTCAGCATCAACCACTTTGATACCGTTATCCTCCAAATAGTTCTTCATTGCCAAAGCAGTCGTTACACCATCCAAATCTTGGTGGAAGTAAATCTTCGCTTTCTTATATCTCTTGGCTAGTTCACCTATATTACGTAAACCCGATTCATTAATTAATTGTTTCATTATGATAAAAATATTTCACTTTCTTTATTTCTTCTGTCAACACCACCCGCAGTTCTAAATGATTTGATTTGTTCCGCAGCTCTTTTCATATCACCTTTCTTCACACTTTGAATGAAATCCGATGTCCTTACCGCATCACAACCAGCATTAAATACTAACGATACCAAAGCATCAAATTGTCCTTGAGTAATTTCGTAATTTAATCCTTTTGACTTCCACTCTTTGAAGATTCTTCTCACACAATCCGCAGATTCCGCAGCATCATCATATAAGAATTTCAACGCAATATCATTAGATATCTTCATACCTTTAACCACACCCTCAGTATGACCATAACCTATGGTCCAAATACCTTTAGTGTCCTTATATGCTTTTAACATTGGCTCTTTGATACCCCCAACTTTTTTCTTTGGATTACCCTCAAAGTTTTTAATGTTATCCCAAAAGACCTGACTCGCCTTCATAACCGAACCATCTTTCTTCTGTTCCATCAAATAACCCTTTTTTGTTGCCGTTTCGTGTAGAGTCAATATTCTTTTCTTTTCTGACTCATCTATCCTGTGTGGTCTCATTTACAAAATCTTTACTAATAAATATCCATATAAAGAAAAAACCCCTTATTTAGGGGTTTTACTTAAAAGTGATATGGAACAGGCCAAAATATTATCAAACCAAGCCCTTTCAGGTCCTTCTAATTTGTCTTTCTCGAACCACACAACTTCATTGTCTGTGGTGGTAATAATTAATGTTTCTTTATCTATTACCTTAATGTTTTGAATGCTCATCTACTACGATTTCTAATTGCTGTTGGTTTAGTTTATACTCTTTGAGTCTTTCCTTAGCAACCTTTACATAGTTTGGTGAGATGTCACAACCCAACCACGGTCTTCCCAACATCTCGGCAGCTAAACATGTAGTACCAGAACCGTTGAATGGGTCAAAGACCACATCCTCTTTATATGATAATATCTTAATTGCTCGATAAGGAATGTCTAATGAGAATGTCGCCTTAGTCTTTTGTTGTGTATCTGCAAAATAATTCCATTGTCCAAATACCAATGACATAAAGTCTTTCTTATCCTTCTCATCGTAGACCAACTTCTTTCTAAACTCTCCTTCAATCTTTTCGTTGGGTACCATCTGATACTCACCTTTCCATTGAGGTGTCCCCTTAACCTGTTTCTTAGAAACGTTCTTATACGCTAAGATAACACACTCCTTTGGATTGTAGATGTATGGTGCCGATGGACTCATCCAACTTCCCCACGCTGTAGTCTTACTTCTATGTGGTGAACTCTCCTCCAAATCTACGATTCCAAAGAACCCAAAACCCAGCTGTTTCATCACCTGCCAAACCTCTGATGAAAAATATATTCTCCCACCTTTCTTCTGACGGTTAATTTCATAAGGAATGTTCACCGCAATACGACCATCATCTCTTAGGACTCTGTACGCAGCACTCAACCACTCACGAGTAAATCTCATATACTCATCAAAGTATTTATCATCGTCCCAACTGTCATAGTCGATACCAACACCATAAGGTGGTGAGGTAACAATCAAGTCAACCGACTTCTCCGGCATTTCATTCATAAACTTCACCGTATCTGAACAGTGAATATCCCCAATTAATTCTTTCATTTCTTTCATTCTCCTTTGTTAAAAAACCCAATCAAAAATACTACCAATGATAAAGGCCATAATACAATGACAAACAATCGTTCGCCACCAGTAAATCTTTGGTCCGTCACCTTATCAACCAATGTCTCTAACACAAGTCCAGTGACTGCACCTATTAAAAGATATTTCATTAAAAACGACAACATTATTCCATCGTTTTAATTCTTCTCTCCAAATACCATAACGCTTTTTTCATGTCTTGTAAAGGTGGATTACCATCTTTCTTACCACTTCTAACGATATATTTTAGTACGTTGAACAGATAGGCATCTTTATCCAATCCTGTTGCCTCAGCAATCTTAACAACCTCATAAGGGTTCTCTTCCCCACCGTAATGGTCGGGGTGATTTACCATCTCCTTATTCATCTTAAACTTGATTTTTTAGTTTGTAATATCCATCGAATTTTACCTCCTCAAATAAACCTAACTCAATACCTCTGTCAATCACTTCTTGAGTTTCTTTTACACTCTTTTTGAGTACATATTTAGCCAAATAACTAATATGGATAGGTTGTCTCATTTTACCCTCTAATAACTCTAAATCAGTTTTGTTTCTACGCATTTTTTAGTTGTTTAATAATTTCATCTTTAGTTTTACCTTGTTGATATAACTCAATAAACTTTGAAGACCACATATCTGTAATCAACCCATCCGCAGTGAATAGTTGTTCTAATCTTTCGTTAGATGTTCTTAAGATACTTTCTTTTGTTACAAATCTTTTGTTGAAACCCATTTATGTTCTGAATTAAGTCTTACTGAAGTTATATGTTCCATGTTCCACTCTTGTGGACCAATCAAAGATAAGAAATATTTTCCATTATTTCTAATGTATAGGTGATAAATTTCACCAATAACAGGCTCGAAAGAATAATTTGAATTGTATATCATATCATTTAGAGTGACTTCATCTACTAAGTGATTGTATTCATCAACCAACTCTTGGTATTTTGCATTGAAAGTCTTCTGTACCCTATTAACACCTCTTTCTTTGAATGCTCCCACGTCATCTAATTTGATAACAGGTCCACTTAAACTGGTGGAATAAGGTAATAGTGATGCGTTATACTTTTGATTGTCTTCGTCCCAAACTATATTATCAGGCTTCTTCGACTTCATAAATGTAGGCTCTGATTTTTTCACCCAACTCTAAATTGTTCGGTGTTTCTTTTACTAATTGATAGATGTAATTTGTGTCAATTTTTGTAGTTACTTCCATTTTAATTATCTTTTAAGTCTTTTATTCTTACTGATTGAAATACGTAATTCATTACTTTTCTTTTTGATAAAGAAATTAAACTACCCTCCAAAGGAAAGTTTTGGTCAAAACTAATCTTAAAAATAGGGAAGTCTAAACCATATTCTTTTGCTTCTAATTCTTTATTTAAACCAAAAATACCTTTCTCAACTATAATTTCTTCCACAGTCTTTTCAGGTCCTTGGTACAATAGTTGTATGTTACATTTATTTTGTTCTGAATTAGGTACTATCAATCCAATATTATATTGATAAACAAATAATTCATCTTTGTAAATAAAATAAAAATAACCCCAACCACCATCAGCTCTTTTCATATCATTAGTTATCTCTAAACTAATACTCTCATTAACTATTGACCAAAGAGACTTCGCTATCATGAATAAATCTTTGAATTTTTCAGAGGCATACTCAGCACACTTGACTATCTCTTTACCTTCTTCATCGTCTTTAACTCTGATGGTGTTATAAATTAAATCAATTATTAATATTTCATCATCAACTTCCTCAGGTTCTCTCTTGAGAGTAATAAACTGTCCGTGGTCTACAACCCTCTGAGCACTACTATACAGCAAAGACAATTCTTGAAAAGTTGGATAGAGTTCAAATCTCTCTAACTTCTCTTCAGCCTTCTTAACATAATCTAAAATAAGATATTGTTTGTACTCAAAGTCTATGGGTTGTTGTATAATCCAGTCTAATTCCATCCGTAAAGTTTTTAGTAATATAAGTTATTGGAGGAATTATTCAACAATAACTATGTGATACCAATCACCATTTACTAACGATTCGTATACCTCACCATCGTAAGATGATAACGCTGGTCCAACACCATCATAATTAATTGAGTCTTCAATAAGTTCATCAACATCAACAAAACCATCAGCATCATAACCATATTCATCCAAATACGATAGAGGGTCTTGCTTAACATCATACATCATATTTGCCACCATATCTTCAACCTGACCTATAGTCGGCTCACCTTCAGGACTACTTTGTTCGTAGTCTATCTCAGATTCAATCTCTTCAATTCTTTCCTCAGCAGCACCAACCTCATCATCATCTTCAGAGTTATTAATAATATCATTCAACTCCTCAATCTCTTCTCTGTATTTTTCAACCTTCTGTTGTTGTTCTTCTGACAATGGTAATTCATCTTCACTAAAGTAAGACTGAGGGTCATCTTCTATCATTGACTCATACATTTCCTCGAAGAATTCTTCAATCATGTTCATATGCATATGTTGTTCAACAAAATCTCTACTCCAACCTTCGATACCCATTTCATCCCAAATGTTTTGATAGTAATCTTTGGCAGCTTGCCAAGCTTGGTCCCAATCTCCAACAGCTAACTCTCTTCCTTGTTCGTCTTCACCCAACCATTCAAAAGTTGATAGTCCCATATGACCATGGTCTGCAGGAACTAAATTATAGATACTCTCACCTTCTTGAACATTAATACCTAAATCTTCAATTATTTCGAAGATAGCATTGGCATGAATAGCCATTTCGTCAGGATTGTTATTAAGATTCCATTCGTCGTTTTCTTTACGCTGTCTTTGAGCTTGTAGTTTTTGTCTGGTTCTTTCAGCTTGTTGTTCTCTACGGATTCTTTCCATCTCGAGACGCGCAGCTTCCTTATCTTTGAAGATGTCTATCTCTCTTTTGAAATTACTTTGAATATAATCTTGGATTGCACCATTCATTTTGTTCCATTGTTCTGAACCTAAAATCCAACCTTCTCTAAATGCTTTGTCAGGTGCATCATAGAATGTTTGGTCACCATCGTATTTGTTTAGTAATGCAACTTTATAGAATTGGTCTTGTGATTTAGCTTTCTTATCAATAATATAAAATAACTTACCATCCTGATTGTAACGGTCAAAGTGTGAAGAACCGTTCATAGATGCCGTACACCATTTAGTACCTGCACCATAATAACAACTCGTTTTGTGATTCTTTGGGGTTACAATAACGAACCTATTATCCTCATACACTTGGTCAGCACCTTCCAACTCCTTAACCTGTCTTCTGACTTTGTTCTCGTGTTGGTCAATCTCATCTTGAATGGATTGAAGACTGTCAAATAGATAGATATCTTTTGTTGGTAATACTTTTTGATATTTTACAAAGTTCTGAATGAGTTCTCTGGTCTTGTTGATGTCTACCTTACCTGTCTCCAACACCTTACCTAAGAACATTAAAAACTTATGGTTAGACGCAAGGTCTCTTGAAAGCATGAAGATATCTTTCAATTCTTGGTTGGTGAATTTCTCCCTGAACTTATTCAGGAAATCGTCTTTTCTACCCTCCAATAAAACCTGTGTCAAACTCATAATAAATGTTTACTTATAAATACTCTTACTTCCAAGAATCTTTATCATAACCAAACTTAATAAAGTATTCTTTCATATTATAATATACTAAATCAGCAATTTCCTGATTATAGAATCGTTGGAACTTTTGAAACTCACCAATATATTCATCGTGAGGTGATTCATTTTTAAATTTATTGGTCTTAACAAAAGTGTTAATTGCCTCCACCATTTTTTCTTCATCATTAAAGAACGGTAACCTTCTTAAATCTTCGTCCATAGTCTCCATATGAATAATATACTCAGGTTCTTTATGATAGTTTTTCCACTCATTTAAAAAGAACGGTTCTTCCCTTTCCATATGACTATCTTGAAAATAGTAATCCACTAAGTAATCCTTATACTCTAATTTCTCACCTCGTTTAGTATGTTCCGCAAGGATATCTAAATAACCTGAAACAACTAAAGAGTAAGGATTCCTTACATTACAGACCACAGACCAATCTTCTTTACCTTCAGGAAAACCATGAAGGTGAGTATAAGAACCATCTTCTCCATTGATTATATTTTCATGATAATTAAACATATCATCCACACCTAATATACCAAAACACATATTGGTCGCTCTTGAACCACAACCAGCAGTGGCCCACCATATAAATTTATATTTCTCACTTGCATTCATATTTACAGATATTATATTTTACATATATTTATAAATGAATAATAAACTTAAACTATTGTAAAGAAACATTATCATGGGATGCGGATGTAAAAACAAACAAAGTGCACAGACTCAGTCTCAAACTCAGTCTCAAACCACTCAAACTCAGGTTCAAAAAGCCATTCAAAAAACGGTTGAGAAGTATTACGAAAAAAAGTAACTGGTAATCAAACAGTTAAAAACAAATAGGGGAGAAATTATTTCTCCCTTTTTTTGTATTTATAGTAAAATAACATTACAATGGACTTAATTCAGTTTTTAGAAGATAACGACCTCGAAGATTTCATCAAGAAATATTTCAATGGTGATACCCAATCTTTTATGAAATTCCTTCAATCCAAAAATCTTATTGAAGAAATGATGGACCACTTAATCGAAGAAGGTTACTTAACTGATGTTATGAGTATATACTACGAGGAGAATCCTAAATTCGTTGTTGAATTCTTATTGGGTTACCTTGATGATGTCACTATGGAAGGTGGTAAATATTGGATGACCATTGACCGTGAAGATATGTCTAAGTTCTTCGCTAATGATAGAGAAGATTCCAAAGCATTAGCCAAATTAATTTTACAGGAAGATACACCTTTTTTAGATATAGACTCTAACATTTATAACCTCACTGATTTTATTGGTGACCTTACACCTGAGAATGTAAGTTACCTAAAATCTTTAGTTTACAATGAAGTTGAAAGTCAAGAAGTTGAAATTGATGGTGTAAAAGATATCGTAACTGTAGATGTCATAAACAATATGGACGACGATAAATTATCAAACTTCATCAAAGAAAATTCACCTGATGTACTGTCAGAATTAGAAAATATTCATAGAAACGCTGAAGAATCAGCAATCTATGATGAGTTATACAATGATGTAATGAATGGGTTAAGATACTTATTTGACGAACATTTCTTCTCACGTGAGATTCCATATAAAAGGAAGACGTACAAAGCCGGAACCAATGAACCTATTGAAGTTCAAGATTTTCACTATCAGGTTGACGTAACAAAACTCTTACCACAAGTTGTTAAGACAGTCTTAAGTTGGGGAGGTTACAGTAGTGATAACGACTTTGAATACTACGGTAGCTTGGAATCACTTTTAGAATATTACTTAGATGAAGAAGGTGAACTAATCCGAGTTTCTTGGCCTGAGTGGGCTGATGATGAAATAGTCAGAGAATATATCAATGACAACTTCCAAGATTATCTATAACATCTTATTTTCTTTATAACATTCCTTTTTATCTTTCTATAAAAATTAATATATGAGAGTCAATTCATTAGTTATAGACGATTTTTATACAAACCCTTACGAAGTTAGAGATTTTGCATTAGAGCAAGACTTTAATGTGGAAGGTAACTTTCCGGGGTTTAGGACATTACCATTCGCAAATGATTCAATCAAAGAAACCATTGGTGATGTTATTAGACCATTTGCAGGCGAAATAACATGGTGGGGTGGAGAATATACAGGTGCCTTTCAATACACAACCGCAGAAAACCGCTCATGGATACACTCGGACTCTTATACTGATTGGGCAGGAGTATTATACTTAACACCTGACGCACCAATCACAGCAGGAACAGGTATTTTCAAACATAAAAAAACAGGATTAATGCATTGGAAGTTTGAGGACCATAAGGATGACCCATTTGACCCTCAATCACCAAGTGAAACTGCACAAGATGTCACTAAATGGGACATGGTTGATAGATTTGGTAATTTATTTAATAGACTTATACTTTATAGAGCCGATAACTTTCACGTATCATTAGACTATTTCGGTAAAGACTTAAACGACGGAAGATTATTTCAGGTATTCTTCTTTAACACAGAAAATTAATTATGAAAAGTTTTTTTAATCAACCTTTATTGAACCCTAACCATAATACTCAATCAATAAAAGAAGAGTTTGAAAAAAATAGAGTAGCAGTAATAAAAGATTTCTTAAATCCTGTAGTTGCTGAGAGATTACACACATGGTTTACTGAAGAAATGCCTAAAGACTGGTGGAGAATTTCTTCATACCCTAAAATTGACGGTGGCGATGGATTTGATTTAGTACCTTTCAGTGATGATTTTACTGAAGAAATTAGAAAAATGTATACCCATTCAATTAGTAATTTTAAAGATAATAAGTTTTCATACAACTTTCATAGAACTATTAATGACCATTCTAATGACTGTGATTGTTATGAATGTGGTTTTAGAGAATCTATCGTTAGTGACGAAATATTAAATTTCTTAAATGAGATTACAGGTCAAGGTCTTACAGATACAGATGAAGTATTCGGAGCCGTTTATTTACCCGGTGACTTCTTATCTCCACATCAAGATTCACCCAACG